ATAATTTTTGTAAGAAGAATCATTGGGAGATGGATAAAATTAAAACTGGAAATTTAATAAAAGAATTAGAAGATGTATTTGTTTCTGAAATTAGATCAACAATTAAAAATCAATCTCTTCGAGTGGTCAAGATTAAAACAATGAAAAAAATAGAGTCATCTACAACCAAAATTAAATATGAACAAAATCACTTCTAATGATAGGTATTAATTGGAACTTAAAATATAGATTAGTTTTAGAAGAGTTACAAAAAATAAAACTACAAAAAGAAATTTTAGAAAGGAGGTTAAGTAAATATGAAGACCATAATCTTGGGACCACCAGGAACAGGAAAAACAACCACGTTGTTAAATCTAGTTGATGAATTTATTAGGAAAGGAATTAAACCAATAGATATTGGTTATTTCTCTTTTTCAAAAAAAGCTGCAAATGAAGCAGCTACACGTGCTGCTGAAAAATTTAATTTAGATGCAAGAAAAGATTTAATTTATTTTAAAACCATACACTCACTAGCTTTTAGAATGTTGGGTATGAGTAAAGAAAGGATGATGCAAGAACAGGATTACAAAGAGTTTGGTATACAATGTAATATACCAATTAAAGTTGCAAGACATTCTGAAGAGGATGGATTATTTAATTCTGATAATGAATATCTAACAATAATTAATACAGCCAGATTAAAAAATATAGATTTATTAGATTACTATGATTCTAGAAAAAATTTGTTAGACATTGAACGTGATACATTATTCTTATTAGATCAAGAATTAAAAAGGTTCAAAAAAGAAAAAGGTTTAAAAGATTTTACAGATTTATTAGAAGAAGTAAAAGTTAATAAAAATTTGTTTCCAAAATTTAAAGTTTTATTTATTGATGAAGCTCAAGACTTGTCTCATCTACAATGGGAAATAGTAAAAACAATGTGGGACAGAACAGAAAAAACATACATTGCCGGAGATGATGATCAAGCAATATTTAGATGGGCAGGTGCAGACATAGATAGATTTATTGCTTTGAGGCATGAAGTGGATGAAATAAAAGTTTTAGAGCAATCTTATAGAATACCTGGAGGACCTATTCATGAATTGTCACAAAAGATAGCTTCAAGAATTAAAAATAGATATCCAAAGAAATATAAACCAAGAGATGAGACAGGAATACTGCGCTATTATAGCGATATAACTCAAGTAGATATGTCAAAAGGAGACTGGTTGGTGCTTGCTTCGGCTAATTATTTTTTAGAAGTTGTCAAAGAGCTTTGTGAACTTCAAGGTTGGTACTATCAATACAAAGGTGTCAATTCTATATCCATGGACTTATTATTGGCCCTTACCAACTGGGAGGACTTTAGAAACGGATCTGCATTAAACTATCTACAAATTAAGAACATATACAAATATCTAGGTGTAAATGTAAGTAAAAATTACAGAGATGGTAAAACTTTAAAAGCAGAGGAAAAGTACATGATATCTGAATGTAAAGATAAACATGGTTTACTTACAGATAAAGTATGGTATGAATCATTTCAAGGTGTTGATGCTATCACAGAAAACTATATTCGTAACATGAGAGCAAATGGTGAGAAGATTTCCAAGACTCCAAGAATTTTAATGTCAACTATTCATGCTGCCAAAGGTGGTGAACGTGAAAAAGTTTGCATACTTTTAGACCTAACAAAGTCCGCAGTTCAACAAGGAGAGGAACATCCAGATGATCTTAATAGATTATTGTACACAGGAATTACAAGAACAAAAAAAGAATTACATATTGTGGACCCAAAAGATTTTGAAAGATCTTTTACTTTATGATTTTTTCAAAACAAGTTGGTGGTTCTCATTACAGAAAATATAAAATACAACCGTCAAAATTTATAAATGACAATAAAATTTTATTTGCCGAGGGCAATGCAATAAAATATATTTGTCGTCATCAAGATAAAGGAAAGAAACAAGACCTACTCAAAGCAATACACTATATAGAAATGATTATTCAAAGAGACTACACATGAGAACTTTTCAACAACCATTATTTGTTCCTGAAACAGAATGGGTAATGCCAGAAGAATTAAAAGATTTACAGGGCCACAAAGAAATTGCTGTGGACCTTGAAACACATGATCCATACTTAACTGAACTAGGATCGGGGAACGTGATTAAGAATGGAAGTATAATTGGTGTAGCTGTGGCTGTTGAAGGTTGGTCAGGCTACTATCCTTTTGGACATCATCTTGGTGGAAACATGGATGAAAAATTAGTTCTCAATTGGTTAAAAGATTTATTTAAGCAAGAAGAAACTACATTTATATTTCACAATGCAATCTATGACGTATGTTGGTTGAGATCTTATGGAATAGAAATAAGAGGAAAGATTGTAGATACCATGATTGCAGCCTCCTTGGTTAATGAAAACAGATTAAGTTATAGATTGGATACACTTGCAAAAGAATATTGTGGACTAGGTAAAGACGAAAAAGTTTTGAATGAAGCTGCAAAAGAATATGGAATAGATCCTAAAAAAGATATGTGGAAACTTCCATCAATGTTTGTTGGTAAGTATGCAGAGAGAGATGCTGAAGCTACACTTAAACTTTGGCAACGAATGAAAATAGAATTAAATAAAGAAGAAGCATGGCAAGTGTTTGAAATGGAAACAAAACTATTTCCTTGTCTTGTTGACATGAGATTCAAAGGTGTAAGAGTTGATCTTGATAAGGCAGATAAAATTAAGAAAAAATTAATACAAGAGGAGAAGAAATTACTATTAAAAATCAAGGACTTATCAGGAGTTGATGTGGAACTATGGGCAGCAGCATCGATTGCAAAAGCATTTGAAGCATTGAAACTACCTTTTGACAAAACTGAAAAAACAAACGCACCTAGTTTTACCAGAAACTTTTTAACAAATCATCCACACGAACTTGCACAGTGTATATCTATGGCAAGAGAAATAAATAAAGCTCACACAACTTTTATTGATACAATTACTAAACACGCTTTCAAAGGCAGAATACATGCAGAGATAAATCAAATACGTTCTGATGACGGTGGAACAGTGACAGGTAGATTCTCAATGTCTAATCCAAACTTACAACAGATACCAGCAAGACATCCTGAAATAGGACCAATGATACGATCTATATTTATACCAGAGGAAAATAATAAATGGGGTTGCTTTGACTACTCACAACAAGAACCAAGAATATTAGTGCACTACGCAATGCTACAAAAATTAGAAGGTGTGGATGAAATAGCAGAAGCTTATAAATCAGGAGAGGCAGACTTTCATGCGAGTGTTGCAAAGATGGCTGGTATATCAAGGTCACAGGCTAAAACAATTAACCTAGGATTGATGTATGGTATGGGTAAAAATAAATTGATGGCAGAACTAGGATTGATGAAAGAGTCTGCTGAAAAATTAATTAAACAATATCACTTAAAAGCTCCGTTCGTTAAAAAGATAATGGATACAGCAACTAAACGGGCAGAGAACTTTGGTAGAATTAGAACTCTTGGTGGTAGAATTTGTAGATTTGATTTGTGGCAACCAATGGAGTTTGGAATTAATCAACCCTTACCTCTTGAAGAAGCAAAGAAAAAATATGGTGATTTTTTAAAAAGAGCATTTACTTACAAGGCATTAAATAAATTAATTCAAGGATCAGCAGCAGATATGACTAAACAATCTATGATAGCCTTGTATGAAAGTGGAATTATACCGCATATTCAAATACATGATGAAGTAGATATATCAGTTGAGTCTGAAGAAAAAAGAAGTCAAATAATAGAAATTATGGAAAATGCTGTGCAATTACAAATACCTAATAAAGTTGACTCTGATTTAGGTGACAATTGGGGAGAAGTAAAATAATCTCTTCTCATGTCTTATTTAAATGCTAACATACCACCAATTTACTGCAACATAAGGAGGGAATATTTATATGACCTTACAAAACATAAAGGAGAAGCTGAAGAGTGCGTGGTCATTGGTCTTGCGAGCATTCCAGGCCGTGCGCCATTGTTTCACTGTTTACTTACAAATGGTGCGATATATTGGAGACTCCCTATCTCTGCTTTTTTTCAAAGATCATTTAGCCGTGGTGAGGGTGATGGACAAGTTCGAGATCAAAGCCTCGAACATCTTCAGCTATGGAATTCATTTAGTTATTATCCTAGTATTATTACTCTTGATTTTTTAATCGGACAAAAAGGTAAATATTTAGGGCATGACAAAAAATTTCATCACGGTGATTATTTATTCACGATTGACTGGGCTCATCCGGACCCTAACATCTTGGACACGGAACATTCTGAAATGCCTTCAGAACATAAGTGTGGACACGTTCTGGCTCTTGATAACGGGAATTATGCTATTCAGCCTAATAATCGCATTTTGTGGAACATATCTAGCTTTACTACTTCGTCACATTGGCCTGACTATATGGTCCAGCATTCGGAGTGGAATGTCGAAAACAAAGGGTGGGTGACAGAAGATACAACTAAAATGTTCTATGACACAAACAAAAAAGACCAATGATCCATCGCACTATAATCTTGAAGCGCGGATCGACTTTGGAAGATGCCCCTGTTGCGAAACACTAACTCCTTTTTTATTTTTGCAAAAGGAATTCTATCGTTGCGCTACTTGTGGTGAAGAAGTAAAACAATTTGTAAATGGTGTTATAAAATATATGCCGGTTACACAGAATGAAAAAACTTTTCTCATGAAGACGGATGTTTGAACACGTTTATAAAAAAAATCCAAGACGTAAACGACCAGGTAGACACACTAAAAACCCAAATAAAAAACACACCAAAAAGAAATACATAGGTCAAGGTAGAGTTTAATTGTTGCTCGCCCTAATTGAATAGAGCGAGCAAACAAAAGGTGTGAGAAGAGAATTGATTTATATAAATATTTTTTTACATTTGCAACATTTCTTTTATTGACATATATTCCCATAATGATACACGTAAAAACATAGTAAAATAAACAAAAAGGAGAATAATGGCAGATGTAAATAGATTCAAATCTATATCCGTTAATTTGGAAGATTGGAAAGAACTTGGTGTTCTAGCAGAAAAAACTAGTAGAACTAGATCTAGAATGCTTAGTAAACTTATAAAATTCTACAAGGAATATAGAGGAGAAAAGAAAAATGGTAAATAGTTTTGGTAAAATGATTTGTTCAAAATGTAATGGTAATGGTTACATAACTAAATTTAAACACCTTGATTTTAGGAAGTCAGAATACGAAGACTGTAGTCATTGTAATAACCAAGGAGAAGTTGAAATTAGTGAAGAAACGTTGGCTCCTTTCTTTGCAACAAGTAAGTTACAATGAAAAAGAAAAAAGGTAAATTAGTTTACGACGGCTTCTACTTTGATGGTAAAAATAGTTATGACCTTTACAAAGATGAAAACGGAAACATAATCAGAAAGAAAAAAAAGAGAGTGAATGTGTGTTGATGAAACAGTTAAGCAATAAAATGGTTATACCTAATGTAGTAAAACATTGGATACGGCCAACCAAAGAAGGATATGTTTTAAAAGTAGTGTGTGAAGATGAAAGCACGTTTGAATTAATAATGAAAACAAAAGGTGAGTTTGATGAGCAAGCATTTAAAAAGTGAAAGAGAATTAAGATTAATTCACATAAAAATAAAAAGCATTATACTAGACCTTCTTCACGAAAAATTTGATCAACAAAAGGTTGCATCTACTTTAACGGCTCAAGGCATAAGGCTGTATAAAAGTATTCTAGCCCCAGGAGACTTTAAAGATATGTTGCAAAGCATACACACGAGAGGAGAAGAAATAAAACCCTTTGAAGAAGAAATAGACCTGGATCGCGGATGATACAATTAGAGCTATTTGACAACCTAAGTAGAAAAATAGAAGACGGAGTAGAATTCAATGATTCAGAAAGTGCCTCTCTTGCTGAAGTAGTAAAATATTTAAATACCTTAAAAGGTGTTGATGATACATTTATACCAGAATATTATCATATTTACAAAACTGGTGGAAAACATCCTTGGGGTGAAAAGAATCCAGAACTGTTTGGTGGTAGTGATTGGCCTTTTGTGTTTAACGCAAAAACAAAAAAAATTTCTGGTTATAATGTTGTTAATGGATACATTCTATGTGTTGCTCAAAGTAAACAAAAGGGAACAAAGGTTTGGTCTTGTCTTATGCATCGCCTGGTTTGTGGAGCATTTATAAAAAATCCATTTAATAAACCTTTTGTGGACCACATAGATGGAAATGTAGCTAACTTCAAATCTACAAACCTACGATGGACAACTCGTTCTGAAAATAGAAATAATGAAGTTGCCATAAAAAATATGAAGAATAAAATAAGTATGGAAGAAAAATATCATATGTACGAAAATAAAATTAAAAAAAGGATAAATAATGAGATTCAATAAATTATATGAATATCCAAAATCGCAACGCGAACTTATAAACAATCAACGTCATTATTCTGTGGATGAGTTTAAGTTACCATCGGTGACTACTATTCTTGCTGCTACGCAACCAGAAGAAAAACGTAAAGCACTTGAAGCGTGGCGTAATAGAGTAGGCGCGGATGAAGCAGCGCGGATCGTGGATAACTCTGCAACTCGTGGCACTGCCATGCATACCATTCTTGAGTATTACATATCAGGGCAACACTATCTTGATCTTACAGATGTTGGTAAAAATGCACACAGCATGGCCCAAACTATATTTCACAAAGGAATAAAAGATAGGGTATCAGAGTATTACGGATTAGAAGTTACTGTGCATTACCCAGATTTATATGCAGGCCAAACCGATTTTGTTGCAGTTCATGAAGGTAAACCAACCATCATTGATTTTAAACAAAGCAATAAACCAAAGAAACGTGAATGGATTGAAGATTATTGTATTCAACTTGGGGCTTATACTATGGCTCACAATTACGTGTATAATACAGGGATTGACAAAACCTTAATAATGATGTGCACTCCGGATAACTATTATCAAGAGTTCGTAATACAAGGGAAAGAACTACAGGACTATCAACATCAATTTTTAAGGAGGTTAGATGACTATTATAAACTTTCGAGGTAGCACTTATATTTTTATTACAATCTTATTTTTCACCTTAACAGCAATGGTGAAACACATGACAGAGCCCGCCTTTGTGGCTAGAACGGAAAAAGAATTTGTAAAATCCATGCATGATTGCCTAGATTATTTAGAAAGAGGTTTAAGAAAGGAGCATACAGTAAATAGAAAACTGGTTATCACACAGGCAGCACTTGAATCTAATTTTGCTAGATCAAGATTTGCTATTGAAGGCAATAATTTATTTGGCATTCGTCAGTTTGCTAATCTAGAAGGAGGAATGCTTCCTGATAGGGTGCCACCCACAGTCAAGTGGAGGGTTGCTAGGTTTGATAGTAAATGTAAATCAGTTAAATATTACATTGATTTGCTGAATTACAATGCCAATTACGAGGACTTCAGACGTGAGAGAACATACCAGTTAATCGCGAATATAAACGTTCCTATGCGTTATTTTGGAAAATTGGATCGGTTTGCTACCAACCCTAAATACCCACAGCTATTGTTTGAAACGTATAAAGAACTTGAAAAGATATAAAAATTATGATATGGGGCTCTTTTTATTGAGCCCCATAAAGTATTTAGTCAGAGTCCCCATCTGAATCTTCATCCTCGTCTGGACATTCGCACTCATTTTCTTCGAGTTCTTCTGCCTTTTCTCGTAATGATATCAGATCTTCTTCGATTCTATCTATGATATCCTGTAATGTTTCTTGTTTTTTCTTACCCATGTAATTACCCCCTTTGCACCGGCCCC